AACAAATTTACCTTGAGTTCTATAACTTGGGGGAGCTGAACGTGGTAACAAAAATTTTCTACAATCTTTTCTCAAAGGCATTTCATTGAGCCGCATTATACAAATATCTCTTTTATCAAAATAGTATCGCTGTCTCTGAGTTACTAAACATTTAGATTTATCACATATTCTATCAAAACCATCACTATGTTTACAAATAATAATTTTGTAAATAAGTTCATGATTTGGCATGAAATGTGCTGGAATAACCCAATCATTAGAACCAATACTAAAACAAAAAGCTTTTCTTTTCCGCATCGTACTCCTATCAGTAATCATTATGTAAAATAAATTATGATCTTTCAACTGTTTAACTAACTGATCAATAATACAAGATTTACTTTGATTTGATAAAATAATCTTTTTGGTGATGACCTTGCCATCATCAAAAGGATTCTTTTTATTAGCGTCTAAGTATTCAGTACGAGTAAGCTTATTACCTTGAAGTTGGATTTGTTCTTCTTTACTACCCCAGATTTTATTAACAACTAAAAGACTTGCGGTTATAACAGTAATAGCTTTTGTAGCAATTGCAAATTTTTCTTGCATCTTCTGAGGTGTAGAAAAAGGAAACACAGTTCTAAAGAAGGCCTCATTAACTCTAGCACCTATACCACCAATATGACTGACAATTTTATCAGTGCCATAATCATACCAGCCATAAATAGCAGCAAAAGAAAAATATGCATAAATAATCCAACTATAAAAATAAAAAATTGAAAATACAGGAATTCTAAGTATTGTATCTGCATAATAATTTTTAACTTTCTCAAGATTTAAACCAATAGTAAGTAAAATACTAGCGCCGGTACCTTCAACAAAACGAACAGCACTAGAAAAAGGATCATCAAAATGATAATAATGATGGATCTCATCAGAATCATTTTGTAATTCTCTTACATCATAATTTATATTACCAATAGTTCTTTTACCCCTTCGTACTGGTTTTGGTGGTGGATTTGGAATTAAATGGGCTTTTCTATAAGCTTCTAAATCAGCATCATCCCCGTACTCAATATGATCAAGATATTCCTCTGTTGCGGCTAAAGCTTCAAAATCTACTTTATCACTATGATATGAAAATTGATTCTCACCATTAGGAAAAACTCCCTTATTAAATTCTTCCAACTGCTCATGTTGATCAATTTCTTGTTTAGGTAAAGGCTTAAGGTCACAATCATTTAAATTAATACCCATATTAACAGATTCACGCCAAATTGTACGACAATCTTCACTTGGACAAATATCAAAAGGCATTGAATGAGGACACAAAGTAACATGATTAAAAGAAGCATTCAATCTAGCTTCTGACTTATTTTTCAATTTATGTGCTTTAACTCTTGTTATAAGTACTTCAGATAATTGTGAAATTTCAATCCATTCATCATCTGTATTAACTCGCTTTCCATCAACTATATTATAAACATAGGCATCATTGGGTACTAAATATTCAACACCAGCACTATACTCGGGAATAAGATTAGCTTCCGTAAATCTAAATTCCTGAAAGTTAGGATATGTCTCTAAATGTGTTTCACAATAAGTACGTAGTTTTTTAGAATCTACTGCACCAGTTTTCACTCCACCTGGTGTAACTAACTGAAACTGTTCTTTAACTCTAACTTCAATTTTGTGTTTCATCCTTCTAAAAGTAGCTGATGGAGTTGTCATATATTCTTTGACAACCTTTATATTATTAGTTGTAATACCTATAACTTTAAATTGGGCAAATGTATTACCCTTACTTTCAAGATCAGCCATCGGCAATATATAAGGAATACTATTAACCATTTTAATCAATTCTGTAACTTCAGTAGTAGCACCAAATTGACTCCTGAGCTGGGCATAATCATCTATGGTCAATACTAATTTAGAGTTATTAGCTCCATCCCAAAAATTAGATGAAGAAACAAATGTATGAACCATATCATTCTTAAAATGGTAACCCAAACAATGCATAGTAATAGCATAAATATAGTATAATAATCCTGATTTACCAGTAGAAGGGGGACTCTCCAACACAAAAACAAATGGAGGTTCCCTAGTACCAGAATAACGTAATATATTTAAACGTTTATAATGAATTTGCCTTATTTTAGTAACATAAGACATTATAAAAGGAACATCACGTTTTAAAGTGGGATCTTTACTAATAACTTTAACTATTTCTTCGCCATGATTTAAACACTTAGTAATTTTAGCAAAATAATCAGAAGATTTAATCATACCCTCGGTATCATCATAATCTTCACATATACAATTTTCTTTCCTAATTAACTCATCACTAAGTAAGAGCCATTCAGTGTAACTACCTGATGTATGTACAAAAGCACAGGTATTACCTTTACATAAATATTGGTATGCACCATCAAAGAAATCTAAACAAAATGACATCATTGAAGTTATAAATTGAGGCGTTGTTTTAACCTTAGGTAAATTAGCATAAGATGGATCAAAGTCAAAACAATTAATATAAGATTTAAGTCCCCAATCAACTGCTAATGAAGTTGTTAAAAGAAATTGTATTAAACGAGTAAACTTCATAACTATGGGATAACATATAACTTCATGAAAACTTTCTCGAAATTTATGACAAACAGAAATTAATTCTTCAAACCAGGAAAAATCATTTTGTAAATGACGATCATTATTTTTCTCCTCAATTTCATCTATAGTAGCTTGACTAAGTGTCTCAGCATCTGGAGGAATAATGGAACTTTT